CGGGAATTTTACGCTGTGCCAAATGAGGTAGAGGTAGCGCTCAAGGTAAAACCCAAGCCAATCACCCGCCCGCCGCAGAGCTGGCGGTATGTGGAGGAAGAGCTATGGAACGACTGACTTATTTCAAAGACGGATACTGGCGGGTAAATTTCAGCGGAGTGCAGTACCAGGCGGATTTTGTTGATCGCCTCGCGGCCTACGAGGACACGGGCCTGACGCCAAAAGAGGTAACTGCGCTAGGAGAGCTGTTCGATTACGCGCTGAAAGAATCAAAAACGCTGACTGAGCAGCTTACATTGCTCCATCACATCCGCGAGCTTGCCGAGGCAGACAAGGACGGGCGCTTGGTAGTGCTGCCGTGCAAAGTAGGTGATGTGATGTACAAATTGTTTCGAGAATATACAGAATGCACGAGCTATCAGGTCAGGAAAGATAACTATTGTTGCGAGGGGTGCATGGTTCCCTGCGACAGTCGTGAAGTAAAAGTAATCAGGGCAATACAGCCAAATTCGCTACCGGAGGTAGTGAGGTATATCGAGGACATCGGTAAAACCGTATTTTTTACCCGCGCTGAAGCCGAGCGGGCTTTGAAGGAAATGGAGTAGCAGATGAAGAACAGATTGACGGTCAAACACGGGATGCTGTCCGACCTCAGAGCATACTTGAAGCAAAGTGGCTGGAAACTCGAAGAACCTGTCGGCGAGTACGAGGTTCTGAGGGCACGAAATCCGAATTATCCGCGACCACTTCTGGTTCACAACCGGGCAGAACGCGGCGTTGGGTACAGCATCGACGGGCGCGATGCGAAGATTTACAGTGGATGGAAACGGAACCGCCGCAAGCGTGGCTTCGACCCAGACTGGCCTACGCAGGAAGAACGGACACGGTATTTTGAAGGA